CCTCACGGCGCGTTCGATCATCTTCGTTGATTCAATCACCGATCTGACCCGCCAAGCCATGGCTTACGCGAAACAACAGGCCGAGGCGTTTTCCGAGCGCACCGGCAAACCGGACATACGCGGGGCTTACGGTCTGTTGGGCCGCGAAGTCATTCAGGCGCTGAAACACCTTCAGCATGCCCGCGGCAAGACCGTGATCTTTGTGGGCGTTTTGGAAAAACTGACCGACGAGTTTGGGACCTCAACCTGGGTGCCGCAGATGGAAGGCTCCAAAGCCGGACGCGAACTTCCAGGGATCGTCGATCAGGTCCTCTCGATGCAGCTTTTTGGCAAGGATGCCGAAGGGGGCTGGAAACTCGACGAGACATCGAGCGAGCGGCGCCTAGTTTGCACATCCGGCAACCCTTGGGGCCTTCCTGCAAAGGATCGCTCTGGCCGCCTTGATATGACCGAGCCGCCTGATCTCGCAGCCCTGCTCGCCAAGGTCGACGGGCGTGCCATCCCCGCCATTTCGAACCTCCTCACCACACCAACCACATCCATTAACCCCGACCAATCACTGAAAGGACTGAACCCATGAGTTACGATCTGAATGACGCCGCCCCGCAAATGGCCCCGATGGGGGAACTGATCCCCGACGGCACCTTCGCGAAGGTTATCCTGAAAATCCGCCCTGGTGGCAGCAATGGCGCAACGCCGATGGATGCAGGGTTGCTGAAGGCATCAAATCACAGCGATGCGAAAATGCTCGATTGTGAATTGACGGTGAGCGAGGGTGCGTTTGCACGCCGCAAGTTCTGGCAAAACTTCACTGTTGCCGGCGGCAAGCTTGACGAAAAGGGCCAGTCCAAGGGCTGGAACATCTCGAAAAGCACGTTTCGGGCGATGATCGACAGCGCCCTTGGTCTTGATCCTGCAGACACCAGCCAGACGGCCCGGGAAAAGCGGGTGATTGGCGGCCTCAAGCATCTGGACGGGATCACTTTTGCCGCGCGCATCATGGTGGAAAGCTCGGGCAACCCGGCCTACCGCGACAGCAACAAGCTCGCCAATGTGGTTTTGCCAAACGAGCCGGCTTACGCGGCGATCATGCGCGGGGAGACTGTGGCAGCGGAACCGGTCAAGGCGCCACCCCGGAAATCTGCTGCACAAACGCCACCGGCCTGGAATGCGCAAGCGCCCCAAGCTCCGGCCGCCCAGCCACAATCGAGCATCGCGTCACCACCTCCGGATGGGGCGCCGGCATGGTTGAATAGCTGAGGCCCGCTCAATCGATGTCCCCGGATGAATGGCAGGCGCATGTGACGCGCGAAGCAGCAAAGGAGGTTGGCAAATGGCCCGAAGCAAACGGAAGATTGGCACGCGGAAGACTGGATCGCCCGATTGCAAGCCTCCGGCTTACCGATCTCGAAAACATCGCATCCGTTGCCATCAGCCGCTTTGTCGTTCTGGCGTCCCACAAAATCAGGGACGCGCCGGGGCAAAACCCCGAGCTCGAAAACCTGCTCATCTGGTGAATTCCGGGTCCAGCGCCTGCGCCATCTGCGGGCGTGAATCCCGGGGCTTCGGGTTCTGTCTGCGCCTGCAACGGGCGCAGTTCCCCTCCTATAAATTCTGTTCGCGCCGGTGTCAGGACATCGGCGCGGACCTTGCAACAAGGAATTACGGAATGATCGATAAAACCGCCCGCGAGGCACAGGCCATCGTGGATGCACGCAAGGATTTTGCCGAGGCGCTGAACGCCCTTGGCCTTATGGCGCCCTTTTTTGACCGCACGGCGGCCGAGATCGACCAGCTGATCGAGGCGGCGGTCACCGGCTATATCGACAGCATGCAGGCCCAGGGCGCGACGCCCGAGCGCGACGGCCGCATCCCAGAAAACCAGATCCCGTTTTGAGGTACTCCCATGATTGATTTGAACCACGCATCGGGCGCGCAGTATATGGCGCCCCGGACCCTTCCTGACATTACCGCTGCGCTCAGCACGGCCATCGACGCAGGCCTTAGCGCGCGCCGGGATGCGGAACGTCCGCGAACCTATGTCAGCTCCTCGGGGCTTGGACGGGCCTGTTTGCGCCAGATCCAGTATGACTTTCTGGCGATCCCCAAAGATGAGGGGCAGGATTTTGCCCCGAAAACCCTGCGGATATTTGAAGCCGGTCATCGCGGCGAGGATATGGTGGCACACTGGCTGCGGCTCGCCGGGTTTTATTTGCTGACCGAGGGTGCGGATGGTCGCCAGTTCGGATTTTCAGCCCTTGATGGTCGCTTCAAAGGCCATATTGACGGCTGCTTGATGAGCGGGCCGGTATCGATGGCGTACCCCGCGCTCTGGGAAACCAAGGCGCTCGGGGCTTCAAGCTGGAAGGATACGCTCAAGCGTGGCGTTGCGATTTCCAAACCGGTCTATGCGGCCCAGATTGCGATCTATCAGGCCTATCTTGATTTGCCGAACCCGGCGCTGTTCACGGCGATCAATCGTGACACGCAGGAGATTTACGCCGAACTCGTGCCATTTGACGCCGCCTTGGCGCAGCGGATGAGTGATCGCGCTGTTGAGGTTGTGCGCGCCTGCGACGTCGAGGAATTTCTTCCCCGCGAGGCGGCCGTGTCAACTTCTGTCGTTTGCAAAGGCGGCATGGCCGCGGGGCATTGGCATCCGACCTGCGCCTGGGCGCGGCAATGCTGGGCGGAGCCCAAGTCATGATCCCGCAAGCATATGAATTCAAACGCGTCGCATCCCGGTTTCGCCAGAAATCCGCCTATGGCTTTCACTTTACGGGCATCGAAACCGCGCCGGTTTATTATTTCGCCGACCAGGCGGCGTTTGACAGCGATGCGGTTGGGGATTTGCGCTTCCTGATCATGGAGGCCCCTTTGCAACTGCCGCATCCCGCGGTCGTTTTTGAGGTGAAGGACCGCAACCCGGAAAGATCGGCCTTGCTGGTCTATGCGCGGCAGTTTTCGGATCGGGTGGAGGCCGTCTTGGTCTATAAGCTCAAACCCCGTCGCCAATGGTCCGATTGCATGGCGCACGCGGTTTTCGCCAAGCCGGGGTGGTCCGAGATTACGCCCAATCCCAAGCTCAGCCAAAAGGAGGCGGCGAACTACAACGAGGTCGTAACGGGCATCGTCTGGCGCGCGCTTACGATCCTCGCGCACGCGGGTGATACGAAAACGCGCAAAATCAAACCCGCCTTGCGCCGCAAATACGCCAAGGCCGGTGTGCGTGGCTGGAGTTGGCATCAGATCACCATCGATCTTGAACGCGCCCGGTCGCGTCACGCCCACCTTGGCGGCACGCACGCCAGCCCGCGCTGGCATATCCGGCGCGGCCATTGGCGCACGCTCGCGGATGGTCGCCGCATATTTATCCGCCAATGCCAGATCGGCGATCCCGCTAACGGCGGCGTGCTCAAGGATTACATGGTCAAGAATTACATCGCGAAAGGCGCCTCCACATGACAAGTTTCACCCCATCGGCCCAGCAGGCTGCAGCGATCCGGTTGACCAAAGAATGGTTTGAGAGCCGCACGCATGAACAGCAGGTTTTGCGGCTTTTTGGCTATGCTGGCAGCGGCAAGAGCACCGTTTTGAAATTCGTTCTCGATGAACTCGGCCTGTCGCCGCACCGCTCTGATCGTGAGGGGGGATGCGTGCCCGGCGTTGTTACCGCAACATTTACCGGCAAAGCGGCTCTGGTGCTGAGCCGAAAGGGGACGCCTGCACGCACCATCCATAGCCTGATCTATTCAGTGTCTGAGGCAACCGAGGAAGAGATTGAGGCGGCCGGGCGCAAGGTTCGCGATGCTGAAATTGAAATCCGCACCCTCAGCGGGTTTGATCGCACCGCGGCCGAGGCAGGCATCGAGGCGATGCGCCAGGCGCTCTCGGCGATGAAAAAACCACGGTTTGCCCTCAACCCCGAAAGTGACGCGGCGGATGCAAAGCTGATCGTGCTCGATGAGGTCTCGATGGTGGGCGAAGATATGGCGCGCGATTTGATGAGTTTTGGGAAACCAATTCTGGTTCTGGGCGATCCGGGGCAATTGCCGCCGATCAAGGGTGCGGGCGCATTTACCAACGCGGCCCCCGACATCATGTTAACAGAAATCCACCGCCAGGCCGCGGAAAGCGCCATTATTCGATTGGCTACCATGGCGCGCGAGGGGCAACCGATCGGGTTTGGCAGCTATGACGCCCATGTCGCAAAAATGCACAAGGGCGATATCACCCCCAAACAGGCCCTGAGCGGTGGCCAACTCATCTGCGGGATGAACGCAACACGGTTGCAACTCAATAACGCCATGCGCGCGGCGGCGGGTTTTTCAGGCACCATGCTTCCGACGGGGGCGGGCGAGAAAATCATCTGCCTCAAGAACCAGAATGACCTCGGGCTGATCAACGGGATGTTTCTGACGCTCGAGGATATTGTGGATGAGGGCAGCCTTTATTTCTCGGCCATGGTAACGGACGAGGATGGTCGGCGCATTGGACGCACGGATGATGAGGGGCGCGAGAGCCGCGGTGAGCGCACCGGCCGCCTTCGGATCTACAAGGGGCATTTTGAGGACCACATCGCCTATGATCGTGCCCGCAATGATCGGGACTGGAAAGAGAAGAAGCACCTGACCGAGGCAACCTTCGGCTGGGCAATCACCGCGCACAAGGCGCAAGGCTCGCAATGGGAAAACGTGATCGTCTGGGATGATGGACTCGGGCGCAGCGAACTTGATCGCCGCCGCTGGCTTTACACCGCCATCACCCGCGCCGAGCGCGGCCTCGTACTTTTGGCCTGAGGGGACATTCATGATCGATCTCAACGATGTCTTCTCGCCACCCGCGCGCCATGACCTGCGCGCCATCAAGGCCCGGCTTGCCGATACCGCAGGCGATTGGCTGCCGTCGCTGTTCCCCGAGGCACGGCTGACCTACGATAAGCGCGCCTTGCGATGCGCGGACCTGACTGGGCGCCCTGCACGAAAAGAGGGCTCCTGCATTCTGCATCTCGATGGGCCTTACGCAGGCTGGGGGTTTGATTTTGCCACTGGTGAGCGCGCAGGCCCTGTCGATCTGATTTATCATGCGACCGGCATGACCGACGGACGGCTGTTTGATGAGGCCGCGCGACTGGCCCATATGGAGCGCGACCTGACCGCTCGACCCAGACCGGTAGCGCCGGCGCGGCCTGACCATAGTCTGGAAATCCGTCGCATTCGGGAAGACTGCCAGCCGCTTGCAGGCAGCGTCGCAGAAACCTACTTGCACTCGCGCGGGCTCAGCGACCCGTTGTCGCCCGATTTTCTGTTCCATGCCGATCTGACCGATTATGAAAGCCGGCGCGGCTGGCCCGGAATGGTTGCCACTCCCCGCCTCGCGGATGGCAGCCCCGTGGGTGGCATTCACCGCACCTTTTTGCTTGAGGATGGCAGCGGCAAGGCGCCTGCCGGTAAGAAAATGTTGGGGACCATTGCCGAAGCCGCCGTGCGCTTGTTCCCGATGCCCGAAGACGGTCATATCGGGGTGGCGGAAGGTATCGAGACGGCGCTGGCGGCGCATGCGATCTTCGGCACACCGGTCTGGGCGGCCCTTTCGGCCGATGGGTTGGCACGGTTCAAATGGCCCGAAGGTACCCGGCGCGTCACCATTTACGCCGATGCTGGTGACGCTGGTCGCCAGGCCGCCGCCACGCTGTCTGACCGCCTGAACATCGCGGACATCCCGAACCGGATCATAACGCCGCTCAACGGGGACGATTTCAACGATGATCTCATCAAAGGGGCGGCGAGCGCTGATTACGACGCGACATCGGTGGTGGAGCCGGACGCGCCGAAGATTACGACGGTGGAACCCGGCGCTGTTCCGGCCACGGCATCTGAAACCGCGCCAGAAAAAGCAGCCGATACGCTTGCCGGAGCAACCGAGGCTCTGACCAATCCGCCCGAACTCACAGCCCTTGGCACGCTGATGGGGCGCATCGTCAAGGCGCGTCTTGAGCCTGTGGAAGAGCGGCATCTGTTGTCGCTGATCAAAATCCGCACCGGGATTGCCATCTCTATTCTCGACAAACAGCTCGGGGTCTTGCGCCGTCGCCTCAATAGCACTGGTGATCTGATAAAATCCGCCGCGCGGCCTGCCTGGGCCAATCGGTTGCGGCTCGATCTTTCCGGCACGCCGGAGCGCAACGAGGCCAATGTCATTATGGCGCTGAACTCTGACCCCGCATTTGCAGGCATAATCGCCTTTGATGAATTTGCTCAGGAAGTGGCTGTTCTTGGATCTCTGCCATGGGACGTAATGGGCAATAAAACGGGGCATGACACCGAAGCAACCTATCCGCGCCCCTGGGACGATGCCGATGATATTCGCGCTGCGGAATGGCTGCAGCACCGCGAGGTCAATGTCGCTCCCCTGGTGGTGGGCCGCTCGGTCGGGGCCGTTGCTCGCGACATCCGTATTCACCCGGTGCGCGCCTATCTTGGGTCCCTCATCTGGGATGGCACGCCGAGGCTAGAACGTTGGACCAGCACCTATCTCGGGGCGGCCCCAACGGATTTAACCCACGCCATGGGCGGGCTCTGGCTGATCTCGGCGGTGGCGCGCATTTTTCGCCCCGGGGTCAAGGCCGACCACATGCTGATCCTCGAGGGCGAGCAAGGCGCGCGCAAATCGACCGCGCTGAAGATCCTCGCGGGTGAGGAATGGTTCACCGATGAGCTGCCAGACCTTGGCTCCAAGGATGCCGCCATTCACATGCAGGGCGTTTGGATCGTTGAAATCGCCGAACTCGACGCGATCGGCCGCGCTGAGGTCTCGCGCATCAAGGCATTCCTCACCCGCACCACCGACCGGTTCCGCCCGCCTTACGGCCGCCATACGGTCGAGATCAAACGACAATGCGTGTTTGCCGGCACCGTCAATCCCGACACCTATCTGCGCGACGAGACCGGAAACCGGCGATTTTGGCCTATTCGTTGCGGCGATATCGACGTGGAGGGGCTTGCTCGCGATCGCGATCAGCTTTGGGCCGAGGCTGTCCACCGGTTCAAGTCCGGGGCCATTTGGTGGCTTGAGGACAAAACCCTGCTGAAAGCCGCGCGCGACGAACAGGACAAGCGGTATCAGTCTGATGCCTGGGACGGGTTGATTGATCATTGGCTGACCCATGAAATCTCGATCACCGGCGACAGCTATTCGTCTTTTGAGCCACCGCGGCGTGAGAGCATTCCCCGCCGCCAACCGTTGCGGGACGTCTCGGTTGGTGAAGTTCTTAAGGAGGCTA